AAGCGTGAACTTGTGGCGTGGCTCGCAAGCAACGCCGAACGCCTTTGCGACATAGTGACGTGGGACAAGGGACACGCACCGCCACAGATGGCAGCGGGCGTGTTGGCGTCGAGGTATGAGTGGCTCGTGATACTGGCGGCAGAAGGCGCGTCGCGGGCGGTGCCTTTGGCCTCGTGGAAAGGCACGCTTCAGTCGGTTTACGAAGGGCCGCCACAACGCGATAACGAGTTTGCGGAGATACACGGCGCAACGTTCCCGACGCACCTGCCGCTTTGGGTGATGGGCGAGTTATGCGATACCGCAAAGAGTGTGGCGGACTGTTGCCTCGGCAGCGGCACGACGCTGATCGCCGCCGAGAAGCTCGGGCGCGTCTGCTACGGCATCGAGCTTGAACCGCGCTACGTTGACGTGGCCCTGCGGCGCTGGGCGCAGATGACCGGCGAGGTGCCGACGCTGGAGGCAGACGGGACGCAGTTTGAGGTGAACGCCCATGCCCTACCCTGACGGTCGCCCGCAGCTCGTGACGAAGCCCGCCGGTTGCACGCCGGAGGTGACGGCGCGCTTCGCGGCGATAATGGCGAGCGGCTGTTACATGGAGACGGCCTGCGCGATGCTGGGTATCACGCGGTCCGTTGCGTACTTCTGGTTCAGCGAGGGGGAGTCGGCGGTGCAGGAGTTGGGGCTGGAGACCATCGCCCTGCCCTCCGACAACCCCGACGAGCCGCCGCGGCTCGACCCGGCGGCGCTGGCGCAGTTCACCGAGCGCGACCAGCCGTATGTGCGCTTCTGGTTCGAGGTCTCGCGGGCGATGGCGAAGGCCGAGCTGCACGCGCTGGCGCTGATCCGCGACGCCGCGGTGCCGAAGACCAAGGACCAGCGCGGCGGCAAGACCGGCGGTGAGTGGACGGCGGCGGCGTGGTTCCTCGAACGGCGCCGCCCGGAGCAGTGGGGCCGGCGGCAGTTCGATCACAACGTCAACCACTCCGGCACCGTGGAGATCGTGCCGGTCTTCGGCGCAGAAGACCCGCTAAGGGGAGGTGAACACCACGGCCCCGACGCCGACGACAGCGGAGGCAACGGCTCCGATAGTTGAGGCCGCCCGCCGCTACCTCGCCAATCCCGCCCAGGCCGCCTTCCTCGCCGACCCGGCCAAGTACCGCGCCGCCATCGCCGGAGTGGGCGCGGGCAAGACCGAGGTCGGCGTCTTTGACCTTATTCGCCACCTCCTGCGATATCCTGGTATAGAAGCCCTCCTCGTCGCCCCCACTTACCGGATGCTGTACCGGTCCTGCTACCAGGTCGTGCGCCGCGTGCTGCGGTGGTGGGACAGCGAGGAGGACCCCATAATTGCGCAGGAGAACCGGTCCGAGGGGTGGCTGCGCCTGCGCAACGGCTCGCGCCTGTGGCTGGGTTACGCCCAAGACCCCGACAGCCTGCGCGCCGTTGAGGTCGCCGTCGCCATGATGGACGAGGCCGCCTACTGCCCGGAGAGAGCCTTCGAGGTGCTACAGGGCCGCTGCCGACAACCCGGCTATCCCCACCGCGTCTGGATCACCACCACCCCCCACGGACGCAACTGGGTATACGAGCGCTTTGTCGCCCGCGCTGCCGAGGGTTACTCCTATCACCACTGGACGACCTATGACAATCCGGCCCTCACCGCCGAAGACCTCGCCGCCTGGGAAGCCTCCTACGGTAGCGGCACCGATTGGCACGCCCAGGAAATGCTTGCGCAGTTTGTGCAGTTCCGCGGCTTGGTGTATGCTGTCTTCGACGAGGAGCGCTTCGTGGTAAGTGCGTCCTCGATCCTGCCCTCGCGCTTCGCCCATATCGTGGCGGGCGTAGACTGGGGCGTAAGCGCCCCCGGATGTATCGCGGTGGTCGGCGTCGCCCACGACGGCGCGGTCTGGTGGATAGACGAGGTGTACGAGCGTGGCCTAGTGACGCACGGCGATCCGGGCAATGACTGGGCGTCGATAGCGCGCGACCTGCAGAAGCAGTGGGGTATCGAGGTGTTCTTTGCCGACCCGGAGGACGCTAACGCTATCAAGGCGTGGCAACATATGGGCATTCCGGTGCGCCGCGCCAACAACGCCGTCCTGGAAGGTATCCGCGAGGTGCAGTCGGTTATGGCCGCCGACCGCCTCCGCGTCTGGCGCGAGCGCTGCCCTTACACGCTGACCGAGATCAAGCAGTACCATTGGCGCGAAGACGCCGACGGCAACCCGCTTGAGGACACGGCCCCGGTCAAAGAATTCGACCACGCCCTGGACGCGCGGCGCTATGCGCACATGGGCCTGCGCGCGCTGGGACTGTACCCGGAGGCCGAGACTGGCGACGAACACGCCTTGGGATTAGTAAGTCGCAGGAGGTAGACGATCATGGCACAGACCGCGCCGGTAGACGCGCAGGCGTATACGGAGGAACTCAGCCGAGTGCGTCGCCACGACCTCTGGGGGCTGCGTGACCTAGATGCCTTCGGCGGCGAGGCCTTCGATCTCCGCGTCGCCCACCGGATGCTGCACGACGATGCCACTATCGCGGCGGCGTGGGGGATCATTCGGCTGACTCTCGGCAAAGTCCTCGGCGAATATCAGCACGACGATCCAACTATCCAGGAGTTCGTGCGGCAGGCGCTGACCGGCGCTGAAGGCTACGAACGCGCCCTGCAGGCGCTGGCCACCGCGCCCCTCTACGGCTACTCTTGCGTGGAGACCGTGTGGCGGGCCGCCGAGGGCGGCGAATACGGCGCGCCCAGCCCCCGCTGGGTGTACCGCAAACTCAAACCCGTCCATCCGCTGACGATCCGCGACGGCTTCCGCACCGACGAGCGCGGCGACCTGACCGAGATCGAACAACGTGTTCTCGGCTATAGCGCCGTAGTGCTGCCGCGCCCTAAACTCGTGCTGTGGTCATACAACGATACATGGGGCGACCGCCCGCAGGGCTACTCGCTGCTGGAACCCGTCTACAGTCACTATCACGCCTGCCGGGCGCTGCAGCGCCTCTGGCACCGTGCCCTGGAACAAGGCCCGCGCCCGCTGATCACGTGGCCGGTGCCGCCCGGCGACATGTACTGCCCGACGCATGGCCGCATGGAGCCGCGCGTCCAGGTCATAACCGAGGTGCTGGATGATATCGATGATCGCAGCGGGATCGTCTACGTGGCACAGGGCGAGGACTGGGCGAACCTGCGCCCGGAGGTGTTGGCTAACGCGCACATCAGCCCCAGCGACTTCATCGAAGCGCTGCGCTATCACGAGGGCGCGATCTACAAGGCCTTGCTAACGCCGCGCATGTTGCTTGAAGAACCGGAGCACGCCACGCGCGCGCAAGCGCAGGTGCAGTACTATGGGCCGTTCGTGCAACACGTAGAGGGCCTCGCTACCGAACTGGGCAAGGTCCTGGTGGAGCAAGTAGTGCGCCCACTGCTGATGGTGAACTTCGGCGAGGTAGCCGATGTCGGCTCGTGGGGGATAACGCCGCTGCGCCCGGAGGAATACGACATGTGGGCGGGCGTCATTCTGCGCCTGGTCAACTCTGGGCTGACGCTGACGCCGGAGGACTGGGCGAAGATACGCAGCTACTACGGCGACCTGCTGTTGCCGGGTGAGGAGACGGCTGAGACTGCGTTACCGGGAGCGGCGGAGGCTAAGCGCGCCGCAGAGGGCCTGACTATGCTGGGGCGTTACGAGGCGGAGTTGCAATCGTGAGGCGCACAGCGGCACAGGCGTGGCTACTTCACGAACTCGATGGCTACGTGGAGGCCTTCGTCGCCGCCATCCGCGAGGAGCAGGTGCGTCGCGTAGACGCGGTGCAGGCTGCGGTGCGGCGCGGCGGAGTGGAAGCCGCCGACCTCGCCCTGACCGCCGGGGAGGAAGAGGCGTTCCGCGGCCTGCTGAGTGCGCTTGAACGCGGCTGGACGGATGCCCATCAACGGATCATGGCGCGCTATCCGCGGCTGAGGGAGCGCGTCACGCGCGGGGCGAAGGCCGAGGCCGCGGTGGCGGTAGACGAGGAGGAAGAGGAAGAACGCCCGCCGGTGCTGCCGCTTGCCGTCCTGATCGGGATGATATTGGCGCAGGCGCGGCCACAAGACGAGGAGATACTGCCGAGCGCTGTCCTAATCGATATGGCGCTGTCGCAGGCGCAGGCGCAAGACGAGGCGCTGGGATACCTGACGCAGGACATGATCGCGACCTACGCCCGTCGCGAACTGCAGCTTGCCGGAGTGTACGAACGGGCGCGCCTGGAAAGCGTCAAGCGCCTGATTGTCGATATGAACGGCGCCGGGCTGTCCTACGAGGAACAAGCGGCGCGGCTGGCCGCCGAACTGCCCGACCTGCTGGACTGGCGGCTGCGCAACATCGCCCGCACGGAGGGGGCCTATCTATACGAACACGGGGAGTTCGCCCGCACCGCCCGGTCGCCGATGGTGGTCGGGTGGGAGTTCGTGGCGGTGATGGATGACCGCACCACGGAGATGTGCGCCTCCCGCCATGGGCGCATATACCTGCGCCGGTCCGGGCCGCCGCCGGATGTGCCGCCGTTGCACTTCAACTGCCGGTCGGCGCTGGGCGAGATTTTCGCCGACGAGGCTATCGACGAGGCCGACCTAGCGGAGCACGCCAAGTTCCCGCCGCCGCTAAAGGGCTTCGGCTTGCCCCCGCCGGGCGTCGAGTGGCGCGACATAGAAACGCTAACATAATATGCGCGAGGGTTGACATGCGCGCGCCGCGCGGTATACTGCGGGTGAGGAGTTGCGGATATGCCCTACCAGGCGACACGCGAATTGCCCCCGGCGGTGCGCCGGACGCTGACCCCGGCGCAGCAGCGCGTCTACATCGAGGCGTTCAACCGCGCATGGGCACGCGGCTGGTCGGAGGCCCGATGCCACGCTTACGCTTGGGCCGCCGCCACGCGCGCCGCCGCCAAGGAGGATACGACGATGAGAAGCGCCACCGCGCAGTTGCTGAGGGACCTAGCCGCTCTCATGGACACGGAGACCGAGAAAGCGGAATGGACGCGCGCCTACATCAATGACCTCCCGGATAGCGCCTTCCTCTACATCGCGCCGGGCGGGCGCAAAGACGAGGACGGCAAGACCGTGCCGCGATCGCTGCGCTACTTCCCCTACCGCGACGCCTCCGGCGCTATCGATCTCCCGCACCTCCGCAACGCCATCGCCCGCGCCCCGCAGAGTAACCTCCCGCGCACCGTCGTGGACCGTATCCAGGCGCGCGCCCGCCGCTTACTGGCCGAAGGCGTTACTAAGCGCGGGAGGCCCGGCACGGTGCTGAAGTACGACGACGAGAGACAGGTTGTCTACGGCGTGGTCTATGAACCGCACGTGGTGGACGCGCAGGGTGACTACGCCGACGAGGATGCTATCCTGGACGCCGCGCACGCCTACATGCTGGGTGGCGCGGTAGTCAAGCTAGACCACGCGGAAGAGACCGACCAGGCCACGGTGGTGGAGAGTTACATCGCGCCGGTGGACTTTGAACTCGGCGGGGAGGCGGTGCGCGCGGGGTCCTGGGTTATGGCGGTCAAGGTCGCCGACGCGGAGCTGTGGGGCCGCGTCCGAGGAGGCGAATACGAGGGGTACTCATTCGGCGGCGAAGTGCTGAGGACAGGAGGTGACGAGGATGCTGCGTGAAGACGAGCAGCGCCCGACGGAGTTGGTCAAAATCAGGCCGCACGAGGTGTCCCTAGTACGGCGACCGGCGAACCGACGGCGCTTTCTGGCGTTCAAAGACGAGGAGACAGGAGGCAGGATGATGGCGAACGACGAGGTAGTCAAGCAGGCTAAGGCCGTGGGATTGGACCTAGAGGCGTTGGCCGAAGCCGACGAGGCGGAACTCGACGCGCTGGCCAAGCAGTTGGAGGGGGAGGCCCCGCGCCGCGGGTGGCTAAGCCGACTGCTGGGCCGCGACGAGGCGGAGAAGACGGAGGCCTACATCACGGAGGCGGAGTTGGAGGCGCGGTTGGAGGCGGAACGCGCGGCGACGCGCAAGGCCGTGCAGGCCGAGGCCCAGGTGGCGACGGCGCGCAAAGCCCTGGAAGCCGCGGTGGTGGAGGGGCGCATTGTCCCGGCGGCGGCGGAACGCCTACTGCCGGTGGTGGAGCGGCTCGCCGCGATGGACCCGCTTACGCGCAAGACCGAGGACGGGGCCGAGGAGGAGATCGACGCCGTGCAGGCGTTGCTGGACGCCCTGGCGCTGCAGGGGGTTGTGGCCAAGGGCTTCTTCACGGAGGTGGCGCTGACCGGCGCGGGGGCCGACGACAACCCGTGGGCCGAGACTAACTACGTGCGCAACAGAGTAGGAGGCGACAAGGATGAGTGAGTTCGA